ATGGGTGAAGGAGGGGAAGGCGATTATTGAACAAAAAGAAACCTACTGCCTCCAAGGAGGTGGAGAGACTTCGCAGAGTGGTAATGGTTTGGGAGTAGATAAGGATGTATCATTCACCCTTAATGGATTGGACAAGCATGGGGTCGTCTCATGGAACGGAGACATAACCCCCAAGGCTTCCGAGGATGTATCGGTAACTCTGCGTAGCCAGCAAGGCGGGGAAGGCGTGGGGGTGGCATTTACCGCATCCGACCGATCAAACAAGGCGGCATGGGAGGGTGATATTAGTGGGACGGTAAATTGTCAGATGAACTCGGAGTCGAGCAATCTGCAAATGGGAGTCCGAGAAAACCTAACAGTCCGCCGACTCACTCCAATCGAATGTGAGCGACTTCAGGGATTCCCCGATAATTGGACATCGGAAAAGATGGAACTGATTCTTGAAGGGAACGAGTGGAAGGCTACCGGCAAGGTGGTCAAACAGGCAGATGGTCCACGCTACAAAGCGATGGGTAATGCAGTCACCGTAAATGTGGCTGAGTGGATAGGGAAACAGATTGGAAAGGTACTAAGCTGATGAGTGAGTTTCTAGGATGGGCGAGCTACCCGTTGCGCTTTCTCTGCGTACATTGCGGGGAGGAATGCGACTTGGAGGATAAGCACGAGCATAAAAACTGCGAAGAACAGGAGGAAGAAAATGAAGACTGAATACAAAATGGGATTAGGATTACCCCGAGGATCAAAGGTAATTGTGAAGGCGGGAAATAGACAGGCAGATATAACCTTAGTCGAACAGGAGGATGGACATACCTGGCGACTACAGATCGATAGGGATCTCCCCGAGACGGAATATCCGACTCTCGAAAATGCGATCCTATCAGCAGAAACTTTATTTCGGGAAGTGATATGATTGTAGCCTTTGACCTGGAGACTGTGTGGTCCAAGAATTACTCAGTCGCAAAGATTGGCCTCGACCGATATGTGAAGCACCCCGACTTCCGAGTCACCCTCGTATCCATCGTAGCAGAGGATGGGTTTGAATGGGTAGGGGAGCCACAGAGTTTGCCGGTTGAGCGCCTAAACGGCCATACCTTAATCTCCCATAATGCTGAGTTTGACAGCGTCTGCGCAAGAGCCGCCATCTATCGAGGGCAGATGCCCGAGTTTATGCCAAGCGAATGGATATGCACAGCCGATATGGCATCGTACCACCAGCTTCCACGCTCCTTGGCGGGTGTAGTTAAAGAACTATTTAACGAGGAGTTATCTAAGGATGCCCGTGAGCAGATGGCAGGATTATCCGTTGAAGATATTCAGGCGAACTCTAATTTTTTAAATTACGCTTTAGAAGATAGTCGAGCCTGTCTCCGTGTATATCAGGAACTGGATGTCGGATTTTCAAGGAAAGAGAGAACACTATCTGCACTCACCCGTAGGATCGCAAACAGAGGTTTGGCGATCAATGGTCCACTCTGCCAGCAGTTTATAGATAAGGCAGAAAAAATCCTCGAAGAAGCAGACAGGAAGACAACTGAGTGGAGACAGGCAAACCTCGCCCTGCAAACCTATCAGAAATTAATCATGGGTCAACGGGCAGACCGCCGAGTACCCACTCGTTTAAAGTACTGTGGCGCTCCCCATACGAAGAGGTGGAGTGGTGGAGGAGTAATAAACTTCCAGGCTATTCCAAACGATGAGGTGGCAGACACTTCTGCCCGTAAATGCTTACAGGCTCCACAGGGTAGGGTGATTGTATCGGCCGACCTCTCACAGATTGAGCCTCGGGTAATTGCTTACCTAGTAGGCGATGCAGACTTCCTCGGCTTAGTGCGTGGAGGGATCGATATTTATGAAGCACATGGGAGGGCATCCAAACTCTACAATGAGGATGAACCAATGGCCGAGCTTGCCCCCGAGATGAGGAAACTATGCAAGGCTAGACTGCTCGGGCTGGGCTATGGGTGTGGAGCAACCAAGTTCCTAGAAGTAGCAAAATCATTCGGTGTGAATATGACCGAAGCAGAGGCTAAAAAGCAGGTTCTTTTATACCGAGCGCAGAACCCCGATGTGATGCTGGCTTGGTCCAAAATGGAGGACCAATTTCGTGAGTGGATGAAGGAGACTCCTGAATGTATCACATTTGAAACACGCTGTGGTTTACCCGTCCGATACTTCAATGCCTATGAGCAGAATGGCGAACTCTTTGCCTCGACTACGCGAGGATATGAACCGGTAAAACTCTACGGGGCTAGGCTGTTTCAAAACATCGTACAGGCAACAGCCCGATCCATCTTTGCAGACGCGCTTATTCGCATCGAAGATGCCGGTCTGCCGGTCTGTCTCCATGTACATGACTCTGTAACCCTAGAGGTTGGAGAGAACGAAGGACAGGCGGCACTTGATCTTTTAATCAAAATACTAACCGAGGAACCCCAAAGCTACCCTGGACTACCCTTGGCCGCAGAGGGGGAAATTAAAACACACTACTGATTATGAAGTTCTTAAAAAACTTAGATTATTCACAGGTACAGGATGATAACTGGAGGTTTTACAGGGATATTGGTTTAAACCCCGAAAATTATTTCGATCAAAGGGAGCGTGGGATTGCATTAATATCATTTTCAGCAATGCGCTATCATGTCCTGTGGGGTGAGCAAATTGTAGTCGATAAGCAAGTGTCGGACGATTTAGCACAAACCGACTTAATTGATATTAAATTCGAGGAACTGCCTATATTGCATGATTCTCTAGAGTTTTATTTCAATGACCCACAATTAGGAACTTTTTTATTAAATACTACTAAACCTAAAAATCTTACAGATGTAATAGATATTTACTATGAAAAAGAACAAGATAATCATAAGAAGTGTATCTTTAATTATCAAACTAAAGATAGTTTGTACACTCATATTATAAGAGGTACAGGAAGTCTAACTAAAGCATCTTTATTGGATGTAAATAGCCATCTTGAGGATGTTTATGATATGTTATTCTTGTGCTTCAAGGTTTTAATTTATGCCTCAATACCTAAGTTAAAGCCCAAAAGGATTAGTAAAAAAGAACTAAGGTTTGGTGGTAAACCAAAGGTAAAGGGTAGGCCACATTTACCAATTAACCGAGTGGTTTATTTACCTCGTGAGCAGATCATTGACGGGCAAGGCATGACCGAAAGAACTGACAAAAAGTATAACTTCTATGGCCGGCGTGGATTTATGAGAACATACAGGCATGAACGATATACGAAGATGCGAGGTAAGATACAATATATGCCTCCTATTCCACCGAAGGATGAGAAACCTAAAACAACTTACAAGGTAGTATGCGCATGAAAAAACTTGTGGAATGGTTGGCGTATACAGGATTCATGTTACTTGTGATAGGCTTTTGGCTGTATGTGGTCATCGCATTCTTTTGCGTCCTGTTTAACCAAATACCGAGCATAAAACTATGAGGACATTACTGATAGGATTATGTGGTCCTAAAGGAGTGGGGAAATCGACCTATGCACGATCCCTAGGTGGAGTGACCTTGTCATTCGCCACACCGATCAAGGAGATGCTCAAGGTCGTCCTTCCCCATCCCGCTTGGCTGGATCGAAAGGAAGAACCGATACCAGGATTCCCTGATAATATCACCACCCGTAACATGTTACAGACACTCGGCACAGAGTGGGGCAGGGAATCCATTTATCCAAACATTTGGGTCGATGCGGCCAAGCGCATGGCCGAGCCTTACCTCGGTAAACGCCTCGTTGTATTCGATGATATCAGATTCCCCAACGAGGCATGGGCGATCAAGCGGTGGGCAGACTTGTACAAGATTGGGTACAAGATCATACACATCTCTCGGGAAGGCCATGAAATCGATCCAAGCGATTCCCATATATCCGAGCATGGCATACCTGAACATTTTATAACCGAGTGGGTGACTGTGGATGAGTCTAAAGATTTTTCAGCTTTAGGTATCACTAATCCAATGACGAAAAACCAAATCGCTTTGGATGAGGATGGCAGAAAGTACAGAACCCATATCCCTCGGTCAGAACCAGTAAAGCGTACTAAAGAAGGAAGGCTTTTACGCAAAGAAGAACTCCCTAAAGATCAAAGGGATTACTTAGATGTCGAATAGACCATCCAACTCCATCCGCAAGATGGCAACCGATGCCCGTCTCCGACAAATGCTCAGAGCATTACCCGAGGACCATAGAGGATACACCCAGGATGAGATTGCCCGAAAAGCAGGTGTCGCCAAGCAGACGATTTCCAAGATTGAACGAGGGGCGATGCTAAAGATTACCGAGCAGATTACCCGACTACTCGCAGAGGAATAACATGGCCACACTTAAAGGAGATATTCGCAGGTGTCTCGAAAACCTGCCAAGCGGTTTATTGTCTCATCACGATATACTGCTCCGCCTGTCCCTCGTAGTTACCAGGTATACAAAAGACCCAGCCGAGGCAGAAAGAGCATTGCTCGCACTACTCGACAAAGTATCCCACCGCCCAAACCAACCAGCCGAGCTACGAA